TGCCGCCGATTGATAGCCGGTACCGCGACAACTCGGGTATCCCTTCGAGCCTTTTTTACGGCGCAGGCATCTAATGAGCGCGCAGGAGAACCTAAACCCGCAGCAGTTCATGTCTATCGATGAGCTTAAAGGGTTGAAGACTATCGACGCTCCTAACGGAGATAGGACGGTTGGTGACCTCCTGGACAAGAAGAGGGGCGAGATCTTAGACGCCCCGGAGTATAACTCGGTTCGGCAGAACATGAAAAGGCAAGGGCAGACCGCACCACTCGGTGTCAGCAAGAACCACGACTGGCTGCTCGACGGACACCACCGCGTTGCTATCGCAGAAGACCTCGGCTGGGAGAAGATGGAAGTCTCGTCCGATGTGCTGAAGTCTTCCGACCTAGACTTTGACCGAAAGCATCGGTGGTGACCTGTAGCATTCCTTAAGACGAGCGGCATCCCCTGTACAATTACCTTAGATGATGTCGTCATCCCAGAGTTCTGCCCTATCTTAGGACTGAAGCTTGTGCCAGGTAACAAGAAAGGGCCACTACCTAATGCACCTAGCCTTGACAGGATTGACTCAGCACGGGGCTATGTTCCCGGCAACGTTCAAGTGGTCAGTCATAAGGCAAACACCATGAAGAGCAATGCGTCAACGGAAGAACTCATAGCCTTTTCGGAATGGGTTCAGAAGGAGGTGGTTGGCACATGGCGAGGCTAGATTGGCATTCTGGAAAATTCGAGGCCGACTTTTGAAACGAAGCGCATCTTCGAGGGGATGGAAGGCTGGGCCTCCCGCTACGGAGACTGGGTAAACTACTACCGCCTCGACCAGGCTGCGACTCAATTCGATGACGTCTACGAAGAAGTCACCGACCAGGGCCGGATCTATAAGCCGATGCGCCGTGTCCCCGCTATGCACGTTACACATGTTCGCGGCGCGAACGAATGGAATGACAAGGGCTTCTACGTCACCGACGATCTCGATGCGATCGTGTCATTCCAGCAGTTCACACAGTGTGGCCTTGTCATGGCCGACATCGATACGAACAACTATGACATGGACCGCATCGTCTACGACGAGAAGGTCTTCCGCATCAAGGAGATAGCAGTTCGCGGGAAGATACAGACCAGGGCTATCGTCATCACCATCAACGCTACCCAGTTGAAGCCGGATGAAATGGTCGAGGACCAGCAGATGTCCAACTTCAAAGAGGCGTGGCAATGAGTGCGCAAGATTGTATGGGCCCCCAGTGGTTCCACTTCGAGCCAATGTCGGGTGCTGTCCCGGCAAAGGACAAGGCGTACTGTAGTGGGTGCGGTGGTTACCAGCCTATCGTTGGCGGAAGTAATCTGTGCAAAGGGTGCCGAAGTAACTGGGATGTTCAGAACGCACACCACAGCCAGCACACGCGAGAAGTCACACCGAGGAACTGGATTTAATCGGCTACAATAGAATCAGAGCCTATCTCACGCGCAGACGGCTCTTCGCCGCAAGACATACGCCTAGAAGGACGACCATGACCTGGTTGTTAAACGAGACTGAGACGAAGGTCTGTAAGCGCGTGCCCTCAGGCAATGGTGTTGACCGACACAACCTCGTAGTTGACCATGACCACGACACCGGTAAGGTCCGCTCCCTCCTTTGCGACTTCTGCAACAGGGGCCTAGGGATTTTCAGGGACAGCCCTGACGATCTCATAGCTGCGGCAGCATATCTGCTTCAGCACCAAGGAGGTGGTGTCTGATGTCCTGGTTGCTTAACGAGGACGCTTGAATGGCCGCTCTCAAATATATGCTGCAAGGTCTGGTCGTTCATGATGTCACGGATGATTGCCCAAGAGTTAGCGGAGTTAAGCAGCACAACGATTCAACTGGACGGCGAGTTACTGTTCGGTATCGTTCCCCCGAGGATGAAGTAGCAGCGTATAAGCCCCCCTCGATCTTCATTGAGTTTCCTGACATCTCGATGGCCTATGATCGTATGCACTCTTCGGGGCCGATTACACTGCCATACGCCCCCGAAGGTTTCCCCGCCTGGTGGGACGAGAGCGCGGTCCCTGAGGTCTATGACCCGCAGGACTCACCCTACACGGTGCCCGAGTTCCCTGTGGCCTATAACATTGATTACCAAATCACTGTGTATGCGAGGATCAAGCGCGACCACCTGATGCCCATCCTTTCCCGGCTGGAGCAATGGGATAAGCTCGGCCGCTCAAGTACCCTGAAGATTCCGCAGGATGGCACCTTCCGAAGACTGACCAGGCTGGCCGGTCCCCACATTGCCTGGATTCCCAGCGATGATAACGAGAAGAAGCTGTTCACAGCAACGTACCTGGTGCGCGTTCCGACCGAACTAGTTGGGCCGGTAACAAACCTGTACGATAGTGGCCCGCTCGTTAACACCATTATTGTCAATGGTCAGTACACCACTAATGACCTCAGTACGTATTACAATGAGAGTGAGCTTAGTCTTGGTGAACTCCAAGAGTCTATCAGCTTGCTGTCAGTAGGCAACCAGACCGCTTGGAATACCCAGCAGCTAAACCAGTAAGAGGAGAAAAGAATGGCAACTTCCGGCCGCCCCGGCGTGTTCACGAGTGAGTACTTCGCGCCACTTGCCGTGGGCAACAACCCTATCCCGGGTGAGGCGCTTCCGGCAATCGCCTGTGCACACCCTCGTGGGCCTCTGGGCCCGCAACTGATTACCTCCTGGGGTCAGTTCGTTCGCCTGTATGGCGACTTCACACAGTCTCCCGGCTCCCTCCTGCCTTTCGCCGTCTCCCAGTTCTTCACGGCTAACGGTGGATCTCAGCTCTTCGTCCTGCGCCTCCCGAACTCTGATGCCGCCTACGGTAGTCTGGACCTCCAAGACGTTAACAGTGACGACGAAGGTTCAACTGGTGCGGTTACCGTTACCGCGCTGACTCCCGGTGTCTGGGCACAGAACATTTTCATCGAGATCACTGCCTGCACGAATAGCGGCAGCCGGGTGTCTTCAAACTTCAACGTGTATCTTGGCAGCGTCCTGGTCGAGACCTGGCAGGACGTGTCAATGAACCCGGTGGACTCCCGGTACCTGGCAGCCATTGTTAACTCGGGCTCCAACTACATCCGGGTTACTGACAACATTAACCAGACTCCGGTTCTCGCAGGCGGGGACGCTTATACTCTCGGCTCAAGTGACCTGGTTCCCGTCTCTCCGTCGCCCCTTACTGGTGGCTCGGACGGCAGCACCCCGCCGGTTATTGCCACAGTGGTTCCCCAGTGGCTCGACACGCTGACCAATCAGGTTCTCGTTGTCAACGTTCCCGGACTGTCGAACGTCACCACCCTGAACTCTCTTATCGCATGGGCGGCCGACCGTGGTGACAAGTTCATTGTCATTGACGGCCCCCAGCCGAACCTGGCTACGATTGGCGGGCTCGGGTACAGCACCTCTGTTGTTGCCGAATACGCCCAGATGGTGGCCAGTGGTAGCCCGGTGCTGACGGCCTCTTCGTATGCGGCAGTGTACGCTCCCTGGCTGCTGGTTAAGGACCCGTCCTCTGCTGCCCCCGGTGCGACTCGCTGGCTGCCGCCGGGCCCGTCTGTCCTTGCGGTTTACAATACTAATGACTCCGCGAACGGGGTATTCGATACCCCCGCCGGAACCACGGCACAGATCAACGCCATTGGACTGGAAACGAACTTCGCACAGGTTGACCTGGATAACCTGAACGACATGCAGGTCAATGCTATTAAGGTTGTTCCCGGTGCGGGCTACTGCATCTTCGGCGGCAGGACGCTGTCTATTGGGTACCCCGACCGGTACATCTCGATTCGCCGGATGATCATGCAGCTTGAGCATGACTTCGAGAACATCCTTCAGGGCTTCCTGTTCCAGCCGAACGACTACCTGCTCTGGAGGTACATCTCCACTGCGCTGACCAACTACCTGATTCAGCAGATGCAGATCGGCGCACTGGCAGGCTCCGCTCCCAACAGTGCTTACCAGGTTGTCTGCGACGATACTAACAACACGCCATCTCTCATTGCGGCTGGTATTGTCACAGCGGATGTTGCGGTTGCTCTTAACAGCCCGGCCGAATTCATCAACATCAATCTCTCCCAGTTCCAGGGCACCACGACCGCTACCACCACCACGTGATCAGGGGATAAATAAATGTCGTTTACTCAGAAGTCGTCCCTTAGCTCGGTCGCGACTGACCCGCTCAGGAACTTCAAAT